ATCCTCCGCAGTACAGTTTCACTGTCTCCAATGCCGCAACGTTCATGTACGATGGGCCGCCCGGCCCCGAGAATTCCCTGCCCGCCGTGGTCTCGGTATCGACCGGCTTGCCCTTCGCTTACATTTCGCAGGGGCCTCTTCAGCAGAGTCAATACAGTGTCAATCCTTCAACTGGCACCTACACATTCTCGGCTGCGGACGTAGCCGCGAAAACGCAGGTGGTCATCAGCTACACCTGGTTCAACCTGGGAGGCCTGAGTGCCATCCCGGAATCCGCCAACGACGTGGCACCGGGCTGGTGGATCGATTCGGATGTGGATCCGGAGCGCCGGTACGAACTGTATCTCGACGGAAAGGTCTTCATTTTCGTCGACGAACGGGAATACTCCATTACCTACAACGCGGGATATGCAGCCGTTCCTCCCGATGCGGCACAGGCCGTAATCGAGTGGACGGCACAGCGCTACAAGTCTCGGATGAGCATCGGACAGACCAACATCCACCAGGTGACTGGCGAAACGGTGACCACACCCGAAAGCGAGATTCCGTTGTCGGTTAAGAGGGTAATCGAACGGTACCGACGGTATGATCCGCTACAAACGCCTCCGGAGCGAGTGGCCTTGCTCGATATGAGCAAGAAACTGGATTTGGCTAAGGCGCGGAAGCGGTAAACCGAAGGAGCGGCGGCCCACCTCCGGCTACGGTTCCAGTCTTATAACGAGCAGCTTCCCAACCTGTCCGCCCAGGTCATCGGGTCGCCTAGGTCTGCACCAACTGGATTCGGCAGACTCACACCGTCCGGAACAACAGTTCGTTTTCAATGTTTGGCGCGGCGGGATGGCTCCCGCAAGCCATAAGAATAAGTATGGTCCTCTTTACCCTCGATAAGACCTCCGTCGATTCCACCGTCTCCTACATCGATCATCTCCAGGAACGCATCCTGGTGGGCGTCCGGGTGGGAATGAAGGACGGGGTCAAAGGGCTGGCACAAGCCGAAGTGGAAGCGGCAGCGGCGCATCCATCGGACCCTCGGAGCAAGCCCAACGACATGCTTGCCAACATCCTGGGCAGATCGGGAAGAGTGATCGAAACGGACGACGATATCAATGCCATCTACAAGCCCAGGAACGCAGGCAAGCAAGCCCATTACTGGCTGGAATATGGCTATCACGTGCCCGCCGTCGGGAGCACAATTATGAACATGATCGTGGGCATGCGCGCCCCTGGCGTGTATCGGGCGCACAAAGAATTCTCCGTACCTGCCCGGCCCTTTTTCTTCAGTATTGGCGAGGGATACCAGGGGCAGTTCTTCGAGAAGATTCAGGCGCGCGTTCGGGAGGCCATGAGTGCCTAGCCAGCTATCGGTTATAGACCGCGAGCCAATCTATGCCGCCCTGTTCAGTCTGCTGGTGGCGAATCTCCAGGGGTCACCCCCGACCTTCGTAACGGTCGGCAGGCGCTACATTCCGCCTCCCGCGCTGGGACCGGCTCAGCAGCCCGCCCTATTCCTCGTCGAAGCGTCGGAAGACACGAACCCGCGCCCGCAAGGCACGGCAGGCAAGAAGACGCTCAGCGCCCTACTCATCGTGCATTGCTGGGAATCGGCCATCAATCAAACTCCAGGACAAGAAACGTCGCTGGCGGCCACCCAGATTAATGCGCTGCTGAATGCTATCGACACGGCGCTGCTGCCTTCATACCCAGCCGATTCGCAGGGACGCCTGACCCTCGGCGGCCTGGTCCAACACTGTTGGATCGAAGGCGAAACGCGCATAGACCAAGGCATCTTCAGCCAGCAGGCGAGCGTGCATATCCCGCTCAAGATTTTAGTTCCATAATTTTTCCCCGGCGATTCAGAAGCGCCAATCTCAACCCCCAACAAAAAAGGAGTATTACCAAGTGCCCAATTATCAGTTCGGCAGCGGCGTTCTCGTGGCAGTTCCGAACGCCGGAAACCTCGCAGCCAATCCCACGCCCTATATGGTCGGCACCCTTCAGGAGTGCAACATCAACGTCAAAGGCGACATCAAGAAACTCTGGGGCCAACAGCAAATGGCCGTTGCCAAAGCGCGCGGCAAAATCGATGTGACATGCAAAGGCAAGTTTGCCACCCAGGACCCCACCATGCTGAATCAGCTCTACTGGGGACAGACCCAGACCACCGGCATGCAGATCTTGGCAGCCAACGAAGCCTGGACCATCGGCGGCGGATCGCCTCCCGCGGCCACCGTCACAGTCACTAACGCAGCGAATGCCACCACCGATTTTGGTGTCCTGAATGCGGCTACCGGGCAGCAGTTTCAAAAGGTCCCAGGCACGCCCGCTATCGGCCAGTATTCCGCGCCCACCCCGTTTCTGGGCGTATACACATTCTCGGCTGCGGACGAAGCGGCCAAGACCCAGATCTATATCAGCTACACCTGGCTGAATGCCGCCCGCGGCACCACCGTCGCTCTGGTGAACCAGTTCATGGGCTACGCGCCGGAATTCCAGGCGTTCCTGTTCAACTCGTTTCAAAGCCAGATCATGGGCATTCAACTGAATTCATGCATGATGGGCACGTTCTCCATCCCCACCAAGCAAGAAGACTTTTGGATTTCCGATCTGGAATTCGATGCCTCTTGCGATGCGGCTGGCGTGCTCGGTTACATGTACGCGGACCTCGGTTAATCCGTTATGGACGAGACCAGATCGCAATACGACGGCACCCCCGTCTACATGGCCGGAAAGACCTGGACAATTCCAGGCCTTTCCGTGCGGCAGTTCAAAAAATACTTCCCGGTCCTGGCGAAGTCCGCGGACATCCCCAAGGATGCGCCCATCGAAGACGTCAGCCGCATGCTCAATGAGGCACTGGATGAGCGCTTGCCCGTGATCCTAGCGGCCATCCAACGCAACTATCCGGAAGTCACCGAGGAGCAGTTGCTCGACATGGTTGACGCGAACAACGTTCCAGCGATCATGAAGGCAATTTCCCTGGGCTCCGGACTCCGGCCGGCCAAGCCGGGGGAATAGGCGCCGGCCCGCAGAAGATCGACTGGGACTGGTTTTACTTGCGCCTGGTCCGCGCCGCCGGCTGGTCGCTCGAATATATCGACGCCATGAGTGTGTCACGGGCGTTTGATATGGCATCCTCGCTGAATCTGCATCCGTCGGCCGACGAAATTCTGGCTGCGGTGTATTTAAAAAAACAGGAGAAGGCGAAACCCAAGCCCCAGACGCGCGATGATGCTCTTGCCCAGATGACCGCGTTCTCGGGGAGTGTGGGTGGAATGCAGGCGTCCATGAAGTTGCCGCCACATCTGCGCGCGATGGCGGAACAGGCATTGAAGGTGCAAGCGAAACTCAGTAAGTATTCGGTGAATTAGACAATGGGTGCAATCCTCGAAATCGGTTCCAGCGTCAACATCGCTCCCATCAAAATGGGAATGGAAGATGCAGAGGCTGCGGTGCGTAATGCGGCGGCTGAGATTGGCGGGGCCTTCGCTGGGCTGGCCGCGGATTCGGAAAAATCCGTAGCTCAGATTGCATCGGCCTGGGTGACCGTAGCTGAAAGCTCGCTTGCGGTCAAGGCCGCACAGTCGGATGTGCGGTCGGCAACAAGGGCGGCAGCCGAAGCCGAAGACGGGGACACCGCGGCGCTGGCGCGTTTGGCACTGGCAAAGAGAGCCGCGGCTGTTGCGTCGGCAACACAGACTGCGGCCATTAAGGCGGCTACTGTAGGCGTCGTCGAAGAAGAAGGCGCCCTGGCGGGGCTGACTGAACGGCTGATCGGCTCGGCCGAAGCGGCGAAGCTGGCCCAAGGCAGCATGGCCGGATTTGCAGGGCTCGCCGGACTGCTGGGCGGAGGCGTGCTGATCGGATTCTTTGCCCACATGGAAGACGAAGTTGCCAAGAGCGTCGTCGAACTGGGTCACCTCAGCACCCAGACGGGCATCGACATCCAGACTTTGGCTGGGTTACAGCAGGTAGTCCGGGAGATGGGGGGCGACTTCGAAGGCTTCGGCGGAGGCCTCCGCAAAATGCTCCGCGCGCAGGAAGAGGCCGTGGCCGGGAACGCCAAGGCCGCGGCTGCCTTTGCGCACCTGGGAATCAGTATCGACGATCTGAAGACGCTGGAACCGGAGGCTCTGCTCTATCGCTTAGCGGATGGCGTGCAGAACGTGGCCAGCCATGCGGTCCTGGCCGATGCATCTACTGCGATCTTCGGCAAGGGATGGGCGACGGTGATTCCGGTTCTCCGCGAGAGCGGCGCCGAACTGGAGACCCTGGCGCACAAAGCCGGCCTTGCGTCTGGAGTGACCAAAGATGCTGCGGCGGCAGCTCGGGAATGGACGCGCGACACTGCGGAATTGTCGCAAATGCTACGCTCTTTCGAGGTCGCCGCGCTGGAACCGTTGCTGGTCCTTATCAAGGCTCTAAAGCTCGGCTTCGAGGTAATGGGTGTTGTGGCGGCAACTGTTGTTCGGACGCTCATACAACCATTTGCCGCGGTGGCCCAGGGGGCCAGCGATCTGTCAAAGGTCCTCCGCGACACCTTCAGCGGCAACGTTTATGCCGTCCAGGGCGACGTGGAGCAGATGAAAAAGCATTGGGTGGACTCCTGGAAGCAGGGAGCGGCGGACATCGAGGGCTATTGGGCCAGACTGAAAGCAGACCGGGATGCGATGTTCTTTGCGCCTCCGCCACAGGAGGAGAAGAAGCAGACCGGCTTGGACGTCCCCGAGCCCGGCACAGAGAAGCCCGGCAAAGACAGCCGTCTCGACGACATCGAAATCAAGGACCAGGAGACGCACGCGCTGGCGCTGCTCGAAATTGAGCGCAAGCGCTACGAAGAGGAAGCCAAGCTGCGCGGAGATTCCGCGCTACAAATCGAAGCTCAATTACTGGCATTCAACGACCGTGAGCTAAAGATCAAACAGAACGCCATCGCCCAACTCCGGGAACTCGACAAGCAAAAGAACGCAGATGAGCGGGACGCCACTCTCGCGGGGCAGGCCACTGCGGCGGAAGATCATGCCGCTCTGCAGCGCGTGGAAATCGCGGCGCGTGCGAATGCCCAGATCGTCCAAGACGGCAAGGCGAGCGAGCAGGCGCTGGAACGCGTTCTGCGCCAACTGACCGAAGCCCAGCAGCGGGAGATGGCCGCCGAGAGCGCGGAAGCGCGGAAGCGGCTGGAAGAACGCGAGCGGGATATGCGCGAAGAACTGTCCTTCGAAGCGGAAATGAATAACAGGGCGCTGGAAGCCGCGATCAAGAGCGACAACGACCGCGTCAAGCACCACCAGATGACGGCACGGCAGTGGGAGCAGGCCGAGGTAGCCGCCGTCGAAGAGTGGAAAGCGCGGGCCATCCAAATTCTCGAACAGGAAGCCCAGCAAGAACTCGCCATCAACGGTCGCGAGACCACCGAATACAAGCGGCTGAAGGATCAAGAAATTGAAATTGCACAGCAGGCCGCCAACAAGATCGAGCAGATTCAGCAGCAGGAAGAAGACAAGATAGCCCAGACCGTCGCCAAGGCCTGGCAGCAGATGTCGAACACCATTTTCAACGGCATCAATCAATGGATCACGCATCAGAAGACATTTGCCCAAGCCATGGTCCAGGTTTGGAATGGCCTGGTAATGGACGTGGTGAAGCAGATCGAGCAGATCGCAGCGAAGCAGATCGAGCAGAATCTGATCATGACGCTGGCAAATAAGATCTTCGGCACACAGACCACCGCAGACAGCGCAGGCTCGAACGCGGCGAAGATCGCGCAGAACAGTGCGGCAAACGTTTCGATAGGCACCAGCGATGCAGCGGTCGCGGGTGCGGCGGCTTTCGCATCCGTCATGGAGGCGCTGCCCTTCCCCGACAATGTAGTGGCGGCACCCGAAGTGGCGGCGGCGGCATCCGGAGAGGGTATGGGCTGGGCATCGGCGGCGGCATTTGAGACGGGCGGTATTATGCCGCGCACCGGCATGGTCCTGGCACACGAGAAAGAAGGCATCCTTCCCCGGCCTCTCACCGAAATGCTTTTGAACACAGCCAATAACGGCGGAGCTTCAGGCGGATCTTCCCAGGGCGGCCACACCTTCCACGTAAACTATCAACCCGTCATCAATCACCCGGTCACGCGGAACGATTTGGACCAGCACACCGATTATCTCTTTGCGAGGATGAGGCGCATGTCGAATGCGTTTAACTCATGAGTATTATTCCAGTTTGGCCCGCGAATATCCAAGGTCTCACCTGGACCGTGCTCAAAACGATGGAAGGTGGAAATACCATCGTCCAATCCTCGGCCACCAAAAACACGGTAAGAATTGCCCAGACCTACAACCCGGTTTGGACATTTACGTTGATGTACGAGTGGATCATGGACGCCTTCCGAGGGGCCGGAAACACCATGGCCTATGCGCCGTACACGGATCTGAAGTACCTCATGGGCTTCCTGCTGGCGGCACAAGGGCAGTACGCGGACATCCTGTTCGACGATCCCTCGGACGACTCCGTAGGGCCGCCCATGACCCTGGCATCTCCGCCAGTTCCAAACACCATGGCGCAACTGCAATTAGTCTCCGATGGCGGTTCGCCTCCGGTCTACTATTCTCCGATCCAACGCAACATGGGGGGATTGTTTTACGAAGACGTCACCGACCTTAACGGCACGATTGCAGTCTATGCCAACGGCGTCGAGAAGACGGAAGGAACGGACTACACCATTATCGGGCCAGGTTTCGCTATTTCACCGGCGACTCCTCCGGGGTATTCCTGGATGGGCCTCGTCGTTCAGTGGGCTTCCGAGCCGACTGGCCCGATAACGGCGGCTTTCAAATTCTACTTCCGGGTTCGCCTGCAATCGGATACCACGGACTTTGAGCAGTGGATGCAAGAGCTATGGACCATCGGCGGAGAGAACGCCAAAAATGGAACGGGCACGCTCAAGCTCACCAGCTCGCGGCCGGCGGCAGCGTGAACCTGGTGGCCTGCAGATTCGCCGCTGAAGGCCTCCGGTCCCTGCTCGCCGGATCAGCCGATATTCGCCGATAAAGTCAACCGCCTCGCTTACCCCCATGCGCACATGCATCAACGGCTACGGCTCCGATTCCACGGCGGCCACACTTGCCTACCTGAAGGCGAACAATCTTTTTCGGATGTGCAATCTCTACCTGATCGGGTACCCGGAAGATCCCAATGCCTTGTGGCTCACAGATTACGAATCGCCCTTGGCGTGGCCTGTCTGGGGAGATGCTCTCTTCCTCAATACCGCCATCAAGCGCGGCTCTCTCACTACCAAAGTGGGCTTGGACGTCCAAGCGCTGGATATCACCTGGACTCCGAAATATCAGGCCTACGGCACTACCACCCTCACTTCCAACCCTTGGCAGCTTTCCCTAGCAGGCTACTACGACAACCTCCCGGTAAGAGTGTGGAACTGCTACATGCCGGCCCCTGGCGACGCCATGACGTATGGCTGCTCGGCGTTGTTTGGCGGCAGAATCGGCCAATCCAAGATTGAGCGCGGCTCCATCGTTTTCTCGGTCACTTCGTTCTTGGATGTGGTGAACCAAATGGTTCCCACCAACGTAATCGAGATGTACTCGCAATCCGCGGCTTATTCGGGAGCCACCCCGCCCGCGGGCTTCAGCGTAATTCCGCAGTTCAACGTGGTCGCCGGGGACTCGCCCAACGTGGTGATTGGAGACTGCACGAACATCGGGCCGCATCACCAGTTTGGAACGAATGTGCTCAGGGGTGGCTATCTGGTATTCAACGCCGGGGCCGGAGCAACCTTAGGTCCGACCAATTGGAGCGCGATCCAGGAGAATGTCGGGATCACGATTGGGATTGAAAACTACCTGAACCAGTTCATCCTGTATGCGCCGCTTCCATGGCCGCCTACTCCTTTCGGCGGAGGCGAGGGCGACACGTTCTATGTAAGCGCGCCCGCGCCAGTGGATCAATCCGACGATCCCGAGGCCTTCGACGGTTTTTTGTATGTGCCCAACCCGGCAATGTCCGCCTGATCCGCGCGCGGCACTGGTGGCTGAGGCGCGGCTGTGGATTGGGACGCCGTACGTCCTTGGCGCGAAAGTAAAGGGCGCGGGGTGCGATTGTGCAACGTTTCTCGGCGAATGCCTGATCTCGTCCGGGCTCGCCGATTCCGCCGATGTCTACGGAGGCCTGGGTGTCTACCATCTGGATTGGTGCCTCCACACCAAAGATCAGCGCTACATGCTGCGCCTGCTGAGGCACGCACAAAAGGCCATGGAAGGCGTAGCCTGCCGGTCAACCAAGATCGAATTGGGAAATCTGCTGCTGGTGAGGGTGGGATCGTCGAAGCTGTATAACCACGGGGGTATAGTGCTTGAGTGGCCGACGATCGCGCATGCAGTCGCCCCGTGCGTCGAGGAAGCGGATGCCACGCGGCACCCTATGTGGGCACACCGGGAAATCGCGGTGTTTTCGCCCTTCGGGATTCCGAAACTTCAGTCCTTATAGAGCGCGGATCTCTGCAATGCGGCTCGCGTCGATCCACGCAACCGGAACATGTAACACCCAAGATCCGGGCAGGCCCGCCGGCCGGGGAGCTTCCATCCGGCAGATCCTGGCCATGCTGCCGCCGTCGAACACCACCCGCGAAGCGGTGATAAAGGTTTCCGTCCATCCGTCTCGATAAGTTATTCGCATTTTGTCTCGAATTGTACCCCAATGCTCGGCTCTAAATCCCAAAACGCCATCCGCCCGGTAGCCCTGGGCACCACTGTCAACAGCGGGGCCTATGGCCAAACAATTCCCCTGCTCTATGGCGTGACGAAGGGGGCCATGTACCTGATCTGGATGGCCAACATCCGGCAGGGATCGGGAAAGAAGTCGAAGAAATCGAAAGCCCCACCCGACTATGTCGCGAACGTGGACTGGCTGCTCTGCCACAACCCCGTCATGGGCGTTTTACAAAGCTGGGTGAACCAGAACCAATGGCTGGTCCTGAATTTCCAAAAGTACTCGGCCAGCTTGGGCTATAGCGGCAACAGTGAAATCACGGTACCGGACAGCAGCTTCTATTACGTGCTGGCGGTCACTGCCACCATCCCCTACGGCTCTAATTACAACACCGGAGCCGACAGCGTAACATTCAACGACTACGGCGGCCAGGGATCTTCCACGCTGAGTGGGAGCTACGAAAT